CGGTCGATATAATACATCGTGCGTGCGGAATTAACTCAGTGGTAGAGTGTCACCTTGCCAAGGTGAAAGTCGCGAGTCCGAATCTCGTATTCCGCTCCACAAAGCCCCTAGAGCCTGTAAGCTCCGGGGGCTTTTCTTTTTTCCGAGGTACAACGGACGGGACAAGATTTAATAAATTATTGTTTTTTCTGTGTCAAATGTCGCTTAAATGTGATGTCAAGAATCCTCGCAGTCTCCTGCATTTCGCCGTCAACTTCGTGCCCATAGACCCCGAAAGTATCCATGCTGGACGAGTGTCCTACATAATCCTGTATATCCTGTTTTGACAGGCTGCGTTTGGACAATGAGATGAAGGTGTGACGCAGCCCATACGGAGATCCGGAGAGTGATCTTTCTTTTGCTATTCTCCGCCATCCCATATAAGCCCCGTGCTGGGTGCCAGGACCGCCGAAACGATTACAGAAGATCCATTCTGATTCGAGGTCTTTGGATTTTGCCAGCTGCTGTTCTATTTCTATTCTGGCCAGTTTCTGCAGAACCATTGTCCTACGTGCATTTTTATTCTTTCCTGTGGTCTCCCTATTTCGATTATTCCGGGACCGGCGTATCGTAATGACACCATCTATATAATCTTCCTTCTTGAGACCGAGTACTTCACCAGGACGCAAGCCTGTAAAAACCTCAAAGCGTAAGCAGTTGATATACCATTCTTCGCTTGGCTCAAGGAATCGCTTGACCTGATCAGGCTGCAGGATTTCTTTTCCGATTGTCGGGGCATTATCTGGAATATATAATTCATCCGGTATTTCTTCAATCATGTGTCTTGCTTTGGCGAATTTGCAGAAGAGAAGAATAGCACCTTTGAGGTTCATGAGCGATTTTTTTGAGAGTTCTTTTGTTTGATAATATACCGTGTTGTCTTTACGCTTTTTGCCCTTCGGCCTGGCAGTCGATATAACGCGCTGCCACTCATCTAGGGTAATGGAATTGGCTTTATGCTTCCCGAGCATAGGAAGGATATGCAGGCGGCCATACATTTCATTTTGCACGTATGTCTCGCTTTCTTTTCCTCTCCGATCGATAATCATGTCTAAAAACAGCTGCCAACATTTATCCAGTCTTGCATTTTCATGATCAAATTCACCACTCTCCCAGTTATTCCGTTTTCGGTTGACTTCGAGCTTCCCGGGGCGGCCAGATTTTACTGATGTAAATTTTTTAGTCTTTCCGTCTTTTGTGACTCGTAACTCCCAGCGCTTTTCCTTTTCGTTCCAAATTGCATTAGCCATATGATTTTTCCTCCTTATGTTTTAGAGTTCTGGATCAAAGACATGAAGGGAAAGCGGCTCCATCCACAACACATCCCCGTTTTCATTTGTGCAATACACAGGGCCGTACTGCTTCTTCCAGACCTCAACTGCTTTCTGTAAGAAACTTTCAGGTAGATCCAACTCCTCTGAAAGTTCGTACCAGTTCCGGATACCTGATTTAATTGCCTGGATAACATCTTCCGGACAGACCAGCATATCGACTGCAGCACGCATGGCTCGTTCTTCAGCTCGTCGGATCCTGATGTCATCTGATCCGCGGACCGTATCACCGACACTTGTCTTGTAGTGCCCGAACTCTTCTGCCAGGATGGTGGCTCTGTCTCGCCTTGTGGCCTTCGGATCGACAAAGACATAAGAGAGACCATCCTTGCGAACAAGAAGCCCCTTGTAGCCGCCTACGGCTCTATCGACTACTTGCATTCCAACATCTGTCATTTCCTGCTCAAGTATTTCAGATGGTGTCATATTAATCCTCCTGCGTCATGCGATTCAGAACCTTAATAAACAGAACGTAAGTTCGATTATATACGCTTTCATGTGTAAAGCAATACAAAAAAGCACCCTCCAACGTCAGTTAGGGGATGCTGTCCTTGTTGTGGTACTTTAAAGAAAAAAGTATGTTAAGTTTCAGAACCAATATCTTTTCTTTTTTCTCTGAGTTCAACTTTTAGCTTTTCGTGAGCCATGTTTAATGCTTGAAATGCGTTGCGCTTTAATTGATGAAGACTTGTGAAATCTGGTACCGAAACCAAGCTATTTCCAAAAGAATAATTCGCATACACACTAAGTCGTGTCCGAGGCATTTCATGCACGTTGAAATCCATTGGTATTGAGTTTCTATCATATGAAATCAGAATTTCTTTTCTTAACTGTTCAATGAAAAGTTCGGGGAATTGTCGAATATATCTGTTGTTAGTAAAATCAAAATTATTGTGAAATTTTACAAGTTCCTCGGCTGTTATTCCTTGACCGGAGAATGCTTTAACCATTAAAAGAGTGTTAAAACTCATTGTCATCTCATATTCTTTATCCATTGAAAGCAAAAATTCTGTTAATTTATCTGGACGATTATTCAAAATTGCAGACATAACTAAAGCGTTGGCCGAATACTGCTGAAACGATTTATTTGGGTGTACATCCCTAAGTCGCAGTATAAAATTAAAAGCTTCATCAAAGTTACCTTCCAGAAGATGTCGTTCTAAACCGTAATAAAAAATGAAAATGTACCCGATATCAGTAGGTGTAAACGGATTGTGTAAAAAATTCAAATAGACCCAGCGTTGCTGTGAAGTAAGCCCCTCATATGAAGGATAGTACGAAGGAATCGGAATAGTTTGGATATTGCATTTTGTGATGATAGAATTCATTGATATTGCACTTGGTTCAGTACTCGATAGGTATGTATAGGTGACTGAAAACGCGCCAATATTGACTTCCTCGTTTGTCTTTTTTGGAAAATAATTTTTATATTTCCCGTCGGAAAACCATAACAATCGAAAAATTTCTGCGCTAATAAATACATCTTGAATATTGATTCCTTCTCGGATTTCATGTGAAGAATTGCTTGCCACGAGATCGTGACCATTATCCTTGTCATGCGCCGAGGATTCCTTTTTGTCTGGTTTACCCTCCAACGCTTTGTCTGTTTTTACGAGTTTGGAGTAATAGCTCCACGCTTCTATTAAATACGCCTCTACTGATTTTGTTAGTGAGAGTGTGATTGTTTGTGGAAATTTCTCATGAAGCAACTGACAAAATACACTAGGGCTGATTCCTGAATACAAAGATACGAGACAGAAGATGTCAATATCTGGGATCTGTTGCCTTATTGCAGGATCTAAGAAAATTGTTTCAGCCGAAGAACTAATAAATTCAACAGATGCCTTAATATATTTTTCCGGTATACCGTTTTTATAGGCACTTTTCCAATCATAGAGTGAGTGATTCTTGCTTTTTATCCAACAGAGCGCAACCAAACGATATGCGTGATCATACTTTCCTTGTTTAAGAAAGTTGGTAGCTCCTTCAATCATCCTTGCTTCTGGACTTTTTCTTTTCCAGAAAGAAAACATATCGTCACCCCATGTTTCTTTGCTTCAACTTTGCTTGTTCTTCATTGGAGAGGATGTGGGTCGATAGAATACAGTCTAGTTTGTGATCTCAAAACTTTTAGCCGGATTAATTGTTCCCACTTGTCACGGCAGATGGTGTAACTGTGACGGTAAAAGGAATTGAACATCTAACCGTAGGTAACCAAATAGCAAGCGCAATTATTACAAGAATTATTGTCAACAGTACAACAGCGGGATGAGTTCTTCTATACGCTGGTACTGCTCGAGCAGGAACTTGGTTTCTTTGTAGTTGATCAGCCGCTTCTTGAGTCAACGGCTGGCTGCATACCCCACAATACCTTGTGCCAGATGGGTTTGTATTCCCGCACTTCGGGCATCTGATCAATGCAATCGCGTGACTCGGATTGTATTCAATATTTTCTGCTATCTGTAAACCACACTTCTTACAAAAAACAGTATCTGATGAATTTTCAGAATTGCAAGCAGGGCACTGAATAGGGTTAAGTTTGACCCGGCGAGCTGCTTCTAAAGCAGCCGATATTTTGATGCCGCAACCCTTGCAAAACCTTGTATCGTCTGTATTTTCGGTCTGGCATACGGGGCACTTAATCATAAATTTACCCTCTAATAATTTTACTCTTCAATATGGAATATTCTTCGTCTGTCAGCTTACCATCATCATGGAGCTTTGACAACTTTTCCAGCTGAGTAACTAACCCCAGCGCCTGATCCAGATCCATGCCAGTAACGGTAGGGTCTCTATGTGCGTGGATTTCAAAGCCGTCACCGCGGTCGTCGGTCTCACCGCGGAGGTATTCGACGGAGACGTTGAAGAAATCAGCGATTGCTTTTTCGTTTCCTTGCTTTGGTTTTAGCTCTCCATACTCATATCGTTGGTAAGCTCCAATGCTAATTCCAACCGCTTTTGCAACATCCAGCTGCTTTAGTCTTTTTTCTGCTCGCAGCTTTCTTAGGCGTTCATCAAAACTGTCCATAAAACCCTCCAAAATATACACAGAACTGTGTTGACACATACAAACAAGGGTGATAGAGTGTATTTACATACATAAGTGGTTGCGACACAACCAGACCCAACCGAACCAGAAAGGAGAAAGACCATGTCACAACCAAAACAACTAACCATAAAGGACGGACATTTCTTTGTTGGCGATATTGAACTCGAGCATGTCACAAAATATGAGATCACCAACGTTGAAGATCATTTTGCAACATTAATCATAAGGCTCACGATTAATTCAGGCATTACCCTTGATCAATCCGACAACTATCTGTGCGGCGATTCTGATAAGAACATCAAGAGACATCGACCCAACTTTATTCGCCGCCTCTTTCGTTTTCTTCCAAATCGTATCAGATCGAATGTTGGCTAAAAATGCATGAGCCGGCGGCGCTAAGTCCTTCACTTGATAATCACCATTTGCCTGAATGCCATCATCGTATATTTTAACGAACCCATTCCATACGCATTGACGAAGATGATATTCCAGTTTATCCCTTCCATACTTTGGCAACAATTCAGAATCACTCGGAAACATCAGTATATCGCCAACTTTGCTCTTTACTTCAATTTCAATAAGTACGTCACGAACACAATCAGGATCAAGTTTCATACGAACCCCCTTTCAATTCAACTCGCACCTTGACAACTCAGGACCCAGTAATGACAGAAAGGAGATGGACCATGGATATAAGATATTCAACTCTTGATGAAAAAAGTCTTCTGGAGATAAACGGTCAAGAGATTCCCAATGTTTTGGGCTTCAAGCTTATTGCATCTTCAGGAGAAATCGAAATCAGAATAAAATTTCAATCTTCGGTCAATGCAATTGAGTTGTCATCCAACCCATAAGTGTTGATGCTATCGCACTCGATATCCAAGAGTTTCGCTCCATTACAGCAGAGAATTTTGAAAAGAGACCTTTAGAAACGGGAACCTGATTATTTACTACCATTTCAAGAAGTGCGGTTATTTTTTTAAGATCATCTTTATCCGGTGAGTCGGATTTTTCAATTTGATCGTTCATTTGTTGGATCGAGGCGCTGTAATTCAAAGAGAAGTGAGATTGGTTCCCAATCACAGATCCATAAGCATTTTCGATATGAAAAGTGGAGTATTGAGACTTTTGATTATTGTGTTCAACTTCTGTTAAGTAAAAAGCTTGTAATTCGGAAGGTTCGGACTGGAAGTATGTTACATGCGTATCTTCGATGATTAATCGTTCTCCAGTTGAGTTAATAATCCAATCATTTGGCTTAATATCTGTTTCCACCGGAAAACCAACATATCTTCGTTTTGTAGTCGTTTCTCGGTTTTGAAGGCCCCTACATTCCTGAATTGCAATTCCGCCTCTTTCTATTGAATATGGTTGCCCCATACGCTGGAGTAATGCTTTGTATGGACTAAACATTTCAAAATCACCCCCACTTATACATTCAATACTCGTTTACATGTAAACACACATATACACAGAAGCATACCAAAATATGCGCAAATACGCAATGAAGGGAGGTGAGAAGTATGTCTGAAAAATTATATACAACTGGCGAGGTTGCCGAGCATTTGAAAGTCGAGGACGCAACTGTCAGATCGTGGCTGCGAACCGGCAAAATCGCCGGTATTAAGCTGCCGAACGGATTTTACCGGATCACAGAGTCCGCGCTGACTGCCCTTTTGGGCAAAGACCAATCTGCTTAATCCCCTTATTAAATTTTCAAGGTCCGCGAATATCCGGTGTGGATATACGCATATTGTACGTAAAAATGGAGGAATAAATGTGAGCATCACAAGCAAGAACACACATATTAATGTGTACAGAAACGCACGAATACGTGCATCGGCATACAATTCATTGTTTTCCAGTATGGATACGACCTTTGATCTGTTGTTCATTGGTCGAAGAACGCTCTGGGAAATTGAGACGGGAGTTTCTACTCCGGACAGTAACACAGTCCTTTCAATGGCTGAACTCTACAACGCGCCGGAGCTTATCACGCATTACTGTTCGACTGACTGCCCTCTTGGCAAGGCTCGCGGCGTGCAGCCGGTACAGAACATGTGCATAGAGGGGATCGCCCTTAATACTGTGAGCCTCTTGTCCAAATCAGAGGAATATGCAAAGAACCTTATCGAAGCAGCAAAAGATGGTGTCCTTTCAGGCGAGGATGTACCGGATGCTGTAGAAGTCATTAAATGGCTCGATCAGCTTGCTCACTTACGTGACGAGCTGGTTGTTGCACTAGATAGAAAGACGCCCTGAAGAGGGCAGGAAGGAGAAAGACCATGCCAAAAGAAATATCGGAAGAAAAATTAAACATTACAAATGCCCTTGTCGATTTTGTGAACAGAATCGCAAAAAAGGAAAACGCAACACCCGCAGAGTTGGTAGCTATGGCAAGCGTTGCATCCTCGATTTTCAGTAACCGCGTTTAAATGACTCTGCTTGGTGGAAAGCTATCACGGATCTGAGACATGGCTTCTTCATATTTCTGACAATACTCCGTCGCTGTCATTTTCGAAGCATCGTAATTGCCTTTCATCCACTGTAAGACGATATAAGGCAATTCCTGAGAGTTTGGCAGATAACGCTGAATCGCATCTTTCATGAGCAGTATCTCCTTTCGCATTAATAAGGAGAGTATATCACGAAGCATAAAAAACAAATCAGCCTAACTAAAATGCCGTCCCGATACCGGGACAGAAGGGAGGAAAGAATATGAAATTCGGTATAGAACGAGACCTCATAGATAAAGTTATTGTCAGTGACATTAAAAGGCTCCTGACGCAATACGGAGTCCCAGCAGATAAAGCGTTTGCCGCATATGATGCGATCCGCTTCCAGGCGGAAGCGAGAGCCGTCCTGCTCAACCGGGTGCAGGATAGAAAAATGCCCACAGCAGGTATCAACTACTACGGGCAATATCTCGACGAAGTTGCCGAGGGTGTTGGTATGAAGTACGACCCATTTCAGCCTGAGTAACCTTACTTGTTACAACAATCACATCCGTTCGGTCCATCCAGCAGCATCGTCTGGTAAATTATCCCCTCTGTCTCTGCATCAAACGTCTTAATGTGCTCTTTCTTAATTTCGCTTATCTGACAGTTTACGTGTTCATTGTCCAGATCGTGAAGTTCGTTGGAGTTCTTGTTTAACAGATATCTTTTCCCATCATAGGGATGCCCGTATCTTCTCAAAATATCACCTCCTCTCTATGAGGAGATTATAACACTCAAAGCAATACATGAATGAAATATAGAAAGGAGAAAAATAACATGAGAGATTGTCGCAAGATGGAACTCTTCCCCAAACTCTGCAGGGCATTCGAATCAGAGGATGAACTGGGAGAAGCGATCAACAAAGGCAGGACATACATATCCCAACGACTAAACGGGAAAGCGGAATTTACATTCCGTGACAAGAAACTGGCTCTGGCCTATATCCATGAACCTATCGAGCAAATGAGTCGGTACTTCCCTGAACGGGAAGAAGGAGAATCAGCATGAGTATCATCCGCCAGATCATAACCATAATCCTGACGAACAAGCGTCACAAAGCCTATGAGAACAGGCTGGCCATTACACAGACTCGCGGCGCCTCGATCGGTACGCCGATCAAGCCGGAGAACGACTTTAGTCCGATGTTTCACGGATTTTGAAAGGAAGTATTTGAAATGAGTGGCGAATGGAAAGTAACAAGTCAGATGATAGGAGATGTGCGCATGTATGCCGCGGTCAGAATAATTGACACATCCAAAGTCGACCACAGCGGAAATCGTGAGTATTTCGGAGGCTATAAAGAGAATCGAGAGGAGGTCGAAGCAACAGTTGAGCATCTCAACAAAGCAAAAGAAAAGACCGCTGATGCACTAACACCAACGGCCTAAGCCAAACTAACTACACCACAAGATTATCACAAGATGGAGGGAAAATCAAAATGATCACAATTTCTATTCATGATTCCGACAATCCCAACAACAACCAGATTTTCGAGGGCGACCTCTTGCTCTTTTCCATGGCTAGAGTTTCGGAAGAAAAATGCGGAATCAACGTTGATTCCGAGGTTATTGGCAATGGCGGACACGAGGATTTTATATCGGTATTGTCCGGGTCTGCTACGGCGGTTACAGAAGCACTCAAGGATTGTCAGCCTTGTCGCATGCGAGCCGCTCGTAAATGCCAGGAGATTCTTGTACCGGAAGCCATAGAGTTTGCCAAGAAAATGATGGTAGACGTTTTTGGAGGAAACCGCGATGAGAATTGAACTGCTTTCTCTGATACTCAATAATTTCAAGGGCGTTCAGCACTTTGAGCTGAACGCCAACGGTCACGATGCTGTTATATCCGGCTCGAACGGATCCGGCAAGACCTCTCTCTTTGACGCATGGCTCTGGTTACTATTTGACATGGACAGCCGCGGATCCAAGGGCGCAGATGCTTCCAAGACAACCAAAGGCACAGATTTTGTACATAATCTCGTTCACGAGGTCGTTGCCACTATCTCGGTCGACGGAAAAACAGTCACTCTCCGCAAGACCCTTACTGAAAATTGGGTCAAGAAACGCGGGGAAGAAACACAGACCTTTTCCGGCAATGTGTCGAACTATTGGATCGACGATGTACCGACACAGCTCAAAGATTATTCAGCATATATCAACGCACTCATTCCGGCAGACCTCTTTAAGATTATCAGTGATCCTTTGTACTTCTCGGAACAGATGAAGTGGCAGGATCGCCTGAGTATGCTGGTCGAAATCTCCGGTGGAATATCCGAGGAAGATGTTGCCAGAGGCGACAGAGCTCTCGAATCTTTACTGGTCAAGATGGGCGACAAAAATTTCTCTGATTTCAAAAAAATGACACAGGAGAAGATCCGTCTCATTAATAACGAGATCGACAGTATTCCGGCCAGAATCGACGAGCAGAAGCGATCAATCCCGCAAGCTGCTGATTATTGCCAGACAGAGAAAGACCTTAAGGCCGCTGAATCCGCAATGGAAACATTGAACGCGGAGGAGATGTCAGTCAAAGACGCCATGAAGCCGCTAATGGAGATGCACGACAAGGTGTTCCGCCTCACCAGAGAAAAGGATGCCATGATCGACCTGGTACTCAAGGAGGGCAATGCGAGTCGTACCGCCAAATCCGAAAAGCTTCAGCTACTTGTCGCAGAGAAGAGACAGTCCGGATCGAACAAGGAATCTCTGCAGTACGGAATTGATGCATCTGGAAAGCGAATTGAGAAGCTTAATGCGGATAATCAAAAGCTGCGCACTGCCTTTTCTGATATCCAAACTCAAGTGCGTGATCTTTCTTCTGAAGAGTTTGTCGTTGGAACCGGCGCCGGGGAAGAGGTTTGCCCTACTTGTGGGCAAAAACTTTCAGACGAGTGGGTTAACGGGAAAATCGAAGATTGCCGCGCGGGTTTTGAACAGAGAAAAGCCGAAGACATCCTTGCTCTGCAGAAAAGCCTCGAGGCTCTCAATCGCGAAGGTAAAAACAACGCTATTGAAATCCAGACACTGCAATCACAAATCGACTCAGATACCGCTCTTTTACGCCAGGCAGACGAACATGACGCCGCCGTATCCGCACAAATCGAACTGCTTCAAAAGGAAACCCTTGAAACGCCCGTCATGCTGCCGGCACAGGCCGAACAGGATCTACGTGTACAGATAATCGATCAACAGATCCTTGATCTCAACATTAAGCTGTCTGCCACGTCTGAAGATCGCTCCGAAGAACTCGCTCTGAGCAAGAAGACCATCCAATCCGAGATTGACCGTTGCAAGACGATACTTTTTGCCAGAGAAATGACGGTCAAGGCACAGCAGCGCATTGCTGATCTTGAGATCGATCTCAAGGCAAAGGGTACAACAAAAACCGCACTTGAGGGTGACATCTTTCAGTGCGAGAGATTCGTGCGCGCCCGGACCGAAAAACTCGAGGGCAAGATCAACGGCATGTTTACGAAGGTCGGTTTCAAACTCTTTGCCGAACAGGTCAATGGCGGTCTTTCCGAGACATGCGAGGCGGTTGTCAACAACACGACATTTTCAAAGGCCAACACAGCCGGGCAGATCAACGCCGGTATGGATATCATCCGCACGATCAGCAGATACAAGGGATTATATGTTCCGGTTTTTGTTGATCACCTTGAATCAATCAACGATCTTCTTCCGCTTCCCAGTCAGGTTATCAGCCTGCTAGTGAGCCGAGATGCAGATCTACAGGTATTGGTAAGTCAGTCAAGTAAGCAGGAGGTAGATTAATGTCAACTAAACCAAATAACACCCCGGCAACTACGCCGGTAGTACAAGCAACGCAGCCCGATTTCAAGACCGGACTTGTCAAGGCACAGGACACATATCTTAAGATGATCGACGATCAGTTTTTGAGCCATGGTATGCGCATGTCAGAGTATCAGAAGACCTGCGCGATGAATGCTATTTATGCCATACAGAGCGTACTCGATAAGACCGGTGGGAAATTCAGTGATCCGGACTTTGATCAGACCTCTTTGACCGGAATTCTCAAAACAACGGCCGCTCTTGAGCTTAACGCCTCCGCAACACCCAGAGAAGTTTATTTCTCTATCCGTAAAGAAAACCGTAAGGTGGGTAACCAGGATAACTGGGTCAAGAAGCTTGAGATGGGCATTGAGGGCGACGGCAACGATGCGTTGCTTCGCCGGTTCGGTGTTGATGTCAAAAAAGTCGGGCGTCCGTGGCTTGTCCGCGAAGGGGATGACTTTACATTCCCAACTCATAACGGTTTTGAGGTTACTCCGCCTGTGTGGGTTGAAAGCGGTAACGGTCCTATCATCCGCGTTGTGTACCCGGTGCTGCTTTCTGATGGATCTGCAGAGTTCCTCATTCAGGAACGCGAAGATGTCCGTGCAAATCTCTTGGCACATCTGAGCAACAATCTTATGAATGAGACCTTCGGGGTTGCCGAAAGCCGCTACAAGGCAACAGTCGAGCAGAAGAAGCAGATCGATGCAAAGAAGAAAGAACTTCTTACCGTCGCCAAGGGCTTGACGATGGAGGGGATCCTCGACAATGAGGCTCTGCAGGAATTCATCAGTCCGGCATGGACAGAGCCACAGTCCCGGGAACAGATGATCATCCGGAAGATGCGCAATAATGCCGTGAAGAAGTACCCGAAAGACTTTGGCAGCTCCTTTGTATCCGAATCATACAACGGCATGGATGAATCATTCAGGGAGGCCCAGAGCGAGATTGATGCAAACGCGAATAAGGAATTGAAAGACATTACTCCTCCGGAAGATGTCACGGGGCAGGTGCCTCTGATTGAGGCCACAGTGACCGCAGAAGTGGAGCAGCCTGCAAAGGGAAAAACTACATCAATCCCACAGTCGCATCCTCAGGCATATCAGCCAAGCTTTGAAGAACCGGGGTTTTGAGTATGAGAGGAACGGCTTGGAAAAGACTCGACATAAAGCCCGGAGATGTATTTTCTTCTCTTACCATTGTTAGTGAGTCTGACGCCGAGTATTGGGGGAAATTCAGAAAAAGAGTGTTTGTGTGCCGGTGCAAGTGCGGAGAACTTACTGTCGTGCGACTCGAAAACATTACAAATGGTCACACTAAAAGCTGCGGATGTGAAAAGAAGTCAATCAACTCATCCACTCACGCAACTCATAGGCTCACAGATACAAGGGTTCACGGGATATGGTCTGGAATGTTGACACGATGCCGAAACCCTAATGTCAAATGTTACAAAAACTATGGAGGCCGTGGTATATCCGCCTGTCAGGAATGGGTAGATGATTTCAAGAAATTCTATGATTGGTCGATGTCCAACGGTTATCAGGACGGGCTCACCATCGACAGAATCGACAATAACGGGAACTATGAGCCGAATAATTGCCGTTGGGCTACGAGACTTGAGCAAGCAAAAAACAAAAGGAGGACAGCATGAACCTTAAAGTTTTTGGCACCGGTTCAAGTGGGAACTGTTATGCGTTGCAAGACAATACAGGAAACACACTTCTTTTAGATGCTGGTATCCGGTTTTCTGAAATTTGCAAAGGTCTCGATTTTGACATATCAAAGGTTTTCGGAGCTCTCTGCACCCACGAACACGGTGATCATAGTAAGGCTGTTAGAGAATTATTGAAGTCAGGAATACCTGTCTACATGTCTCAGGGAACATCTGAAGCAATTGGAGGAACGGGCAGTACGCTGCCCGTCACCTCTGACGGAAGATTTGACGTGTTTAAGGTTGGACCATGGTATGTTCAACCGTTCTCGACTCAACATGATGCGGCGGATCCTACCGGATTTCTTCTTTCTGATTTTAGTGGGAACAAGCTCATCTATGCCACGGACACCTACTACCTCAAATACAATTTTACCGGACTCAATTTCATAATCATCGAGTGCAATTACTGCACGGACATCCTGATGCACAACATCGAAGCCGGAAACATCTCCGGCGCCCGTAAGGATCGATTGCTTCATAGCCATTTCAGCCTTGAGAACGTCCTTAAGTTTTTGAAGGCTACCGACCTTACACACTGTCTCAAGATCGTCCTGGTGCATCTGAGCGACGTCAACAGCAACGCTAAGCAGATGGTTAATGCAGTCTTTAAGCAGACTGGCATTGAGACGATAGCAGCGGAAGACGGCATGGATATTAATTTTGATCTGTTTCCATTTTGAAAGGAGGACACCATGAGTGAAATCATTTCTTTCACATTCTCAGATACGAAAATCAGAACACTAATCCTCGGTGGAGAACCCTGCTTTGTGGCTAGTGACGTCTGCAGGATATTAGATATCACGAACAGCAGGGATGCTGTGGCAAGGCTTCCGGACAAAATGAAGGGAGTCGGTATTGCCGACACCCTTGGTGGAAAGCAACAAGTGACCTGCATATCAGAAGCCGGATTATATAAGCTCGCATTTACAAGCCGTAAGGAAGAGGCCGAGAAGTTTACCGACTGGGTAGCAACTGAAGTTATCCCTTCAATTCGTCAGCACGGCGCCTATATGACACCCGAGACAATCGAAAAGGTATTAGCCGATCCTGATACTATCATCCAGCTTGCAACCCGTTTAAAGGCACATCAGGCAGAGCTTGCAGCACAGGATTCATACATCAAAACACTGGAGCCTAAAGCTGAATTCTTCGACGCCGTGGCAGGATCCAGAGACGCAATCAGTATCGGTGACGCTGCCAAAGTGCTCGATATGGGCGTTGGTCAGAATAAGCTTTTTGATGTACTTCGCCGGGAGCAGATTCTTAAGGACAATAACGTTCCCTATCAGGAGTACATAGACCGTGGTTATTTCCGCGTCATCGAACAGAAATTCGTTGTCAAGGGAGAGACTCGCATCAGTATCAAGACCTTGGTGAGTCAGCGGGGTCTTGATTACATCCGGAAGATGCTCCAAAAGAGGGCGGTGAGCTGATGCCAACTAGAATTCTTTACTCACAACTTCTCACGAGCGAAAAAATAAATCAGCTCAAGCCGCAAGAATTTGAATTATATGTGAGACTTTTGCTCGTCGCTGATGATTTTGGAAGATTTTCCGCGTCTCCGATACGAATTGCTCGTTCTTGCTGGCCGAATCGAGAAAATATTACGAGCAAACAAGTCTTGCCGTGTCTTAAAAGACTCTTCGAACTTGGGTTAATTATCATCTACACGGTTGAAAACGATCAATTTGTCGAAATCACAAACTGGAAGCAGCGGACAAGGGCAAAAAGCAGTAAGTTTCCTGCTCCGGATGATGGTTTTTACAGTTATCTGACACATGACCGTCAATTGACTGACACATGCGGGGGATGTGCGCACGGAGACGGAGACGGAGACGGAGACGGAGACGGAGACGGAGACGGTAAACGACAGCAAGCTGTCAAACACGCGCACGGCACTCAAAATAATGTGAGTTTGTCGGATGACGAATACAAAACCCTTTTGACCGACTTTCCGGAAGAGGCAGAGGAAGCAATTACTTTTTTGTCCGACTACATTGCCGAAAAGGGGTATAAGTCAAAGTCTCACTATTTGGCTATTCGGAGATGGGTTATCGACGCGGTCAAGGAACGGAAGCAACGGAGTGGCAAGAAAACCGAGAAGCCAAAACAGAACTTCGAGGGTGTCACATACACCGAAGAGCAGCGCATTGAGAACCAAAAGAAACAGGAAGAGCTCGAGGAAATGAAACGGAGGGCAATGAATTTATGAACAAAGTAATTTTGACAGAAAAATGGAAACCGGTAGCAGGGTACGAAGAATACTACGAGGTTTCAAGCGAGGGCAGAATTCGGAGTCTCACGAGGGGAAATGGGCACGGAGACAGAATAATACTGGATACGCCTAAGTATCTTAAGCTTTCAAAGGCTACAACGGGTTGCTTAAAGATAAAACTCATGAAGCCAGGAGAAAGAAAAGATTTCAAAGTACACAGGCTCGTAGCTGCGGCCTTTATTCCAAATCCCCTTAAGCTTCCCTGCGTAAATCACATTGATGAAAATCCACATAATAACAACACGAACAATCTTGAGTGGTGCACGCAGTCCGAAAATGTACGACACAGTGAACTCTTTAGCCGAAACCATAAAAAACTTAGCGTAGAGCAAGAACTCGACGTAATCTCCTCCTACAAGTCAGGGGAACACGGAACAAGACTTGCGAGACAATATGGAGTTTCGACAATGGTGATTTATGGAACGCTGCGCAGGTTTGACATAAGAAGGAGATGTGGAAGTGCGGTACGGGACAAATACGGCATCGACATGGATTATTTCAAAAGGCTGGTTGACTCCGGGGTGAGAAACAGAGATATAGCATTAAAACTTGGCTGCCCCACAGACTTAGTGGCAACGAGAAAATATCAATATAAAAAAGGGGTGATTTGATTGAATCGTACAATTTTGATCGGGAGATTGGTTAAGGATCCCGAAGTCAAGACAACACAGTCTCAAATAGCTTTCTGCGGATTCACAATCGCCGTTGACAGGAAAACCAAAAAGGACGCAGAGAAACAAGCAGACTTTATCAGCTGCGTAGCATGGCGCCAACAGGCTGAATTCCTCGGGAAGTATTTCCAGAAGGGTTCCCGTGTAGCAGTTACAGGCAATCTTCAGAGCCGGTCGTATGACGACAAGGAAGGGAAGAAAGTTTATATCACTGAAGTTGTCGTGGACGAAATTGAATTTGTAGACAGCAAAAAGGAAGGGCAGCCAAACGACAACTGGAAGCCATCAGAGAGTCAGTCGGCTCCTGCTGTTACAAATGGGAATTACCCTTCTTTTGATGATGATGAAGCAGGACTACCTCCGTTCGATCTTTGAGGTTGAATCATGGAACAGCAATCATTTATTGAAGGATACGCCTTCGAGCCAGAGCCTCCACAATCCGGAAGAAATAAATTCAAAACCATGATCCAACTTCACGGATCCGCACCAGAAGGAAAGAAGTGCAAAACCTGCGAACATCTTATGCCATGCGGGTACCACGGTAAAAGTTTTTACAAGTGCGAATTATGGAGATTAAGTCACAGCATAGCAACCGACATAAGGCTCAAACAACAGGCCTGCGGGCAATATAACGAGGTTCCGGCAGGGTCACAAGGGGTTAGGTGGATTGGATGAAAGAATGCGAATACTGTGAGCACCAGGGCGGTTGTAGTCTTTGTGAAATCTGCAAGGCCGGTGACGTGTCGCCAGAGAGGGAACAGACGCTATGAGCACATTTTGGATTGACGGAGCGCCGACAGGAAAAGCAAGACCAAGGGTTACACGGTTCGGAACGTTCAACACTGAAGCGACAACGCTGTATGAAAATCTCGTGAAGATATCGTATCGGCAACAGTGCAAAGAGTTTTTCGAGGGTCCGCTGATCGTAACTATTACCGCCTGTTTTGACATCCCGAAATCAGTATCAAAAAAGCAAAGAGCATTGATGTTGGACGGACATATTTTCCCGACAAAAAAGCCGGATATCGACAACATAGCAAAAATCATCCTCGACGCGCTGAACAAAATTGCCTATGAGGACGATACACAGGTTATCTGGCTGGCAGTGCGGAAAAAGTACGAAGAGCGGGCGCATGTGGATGTCGACATTAAAAGATTCGGAGGCAAACCATGTTAATACACACCCAGAAAGGCGGACGCGGCTCAACAGCCGGACTGATCGCCATAGCGACAGAACTGATCAAGTTGGGTTATACGGTGCGGATCCGGCACGCGATGATTGACGGTAAGTCGGTGCAGGTAGTGGAGATAGTGGAGGCGGCATAGTGGACGATATCGATTTTGAGTTTATCGATCTGCTGATAAACAAAGACGGCATACCTAAAGCAGAGAGGCACAAGCGGCTCGTGGAGATTGCATATGAGATGCAAGGGGCAAGGCAGATGAGTTTGTTTGAAATGGAGGGGTAGAAGTGGAACAGCTTGATTTATTTGGACTGCTTGCAGAAGCCAACCGAGAAGAAACGGAACTGAAACGAGCCGATTACCCGGACATTATGACGATACTCGAAGCGGATCCTCTCCGGAAAGAAGCTCACTTGTGGGCGATTGACTATACCTGGCACGAGCCAGTACATGAATGTCCGGAACTGCTCAAGGCAAGAAAAGAGTATTGTCTGGCAAATATGAAAACGAATCATTGCATCAGACCTGTTGTCTACTGTGACTCATGGGGATCCGAAAGAGCAAAGTCTCAAATATGGAAAGTCATAGCCGACATCGGACACAAGCCAACGTGTATTTGCCCATACTGCAACGCTGACCTGATGAACAGCAAAGGAACAATCATCCTCGAGCGTAGATTCAAGAACAAGCCATACACGTCCGTATTTGAGAGACGGATCGATGGACGGGTACACGACGGTTACGAGGAAGATATGACACTCACGAAGATAGCTGATGCGGTTGCAGTGCTACTCACGCCCGAAGAGATCCAAGAAGTATTACACGGTGAGGCAGAAATCATTATTGACAACGGGATGCGTTGTCGCAAATGCAACGAGATGCCCGAATTCGAGCCGCACGAGAACACTCTTAACGGGCAAACATGGTTTGCGGTGTTCTGCAAATGTAAGGTGCTTCCCAAGGATGGATTTTTGTTTGGGAATATGGAGGACGCGCTTGAAGGGTGGAGAGATGCTAATCAAAACTGAAACAATGCATTACAGCGTAAAGGAGAAAACCACATGAGCAAATGTAAATATCTTAGTGATACCGGAATCTGCAAAGTAACATCGGACGGAGAAGTTTCCGAACCCTGCATCATGGGACCGTGCGGAAAAGAAGAATTCGAACAGCCGCGCTTCACGCCGGAAGAGATTGAAGCAATGGATTTTCTGTGTCGTTACAACTCGTATGAAAGATCAGATGACGAAAAAGTATTGCGTCACATGCGTCTTACCGACTCAATAGCCATAGTCCGGTCAATGCTACAGGAGGTAACCGGACATGACTAAAGACATTGCACGACTGAAAAAGATCACACTATATCTGCTGCTCGTGGCCGTTCTCGTTTTCACCGCCTGGCTGATCTGGATGAGCAGGCTATTCTGGATATTTCTCTGGGTGTTTGCAGGGGGAGGATTATGATAACAAGAGAGCGGATCCGGTTCCTGCTTATTCATCACAAAACTATCCGGTCAAACATCCGGAAGGCCAGAGAGATCGCGATAGAGATGGAAAGCGATTCAGATGTCATCGAGGCCCGCATCATGTCAGCAACAGATTATGCCCGGGATAAGATCCAGATTGGTGGGGAGTCAAACGCACTGACCATGTCCAGTGTCCGCAGGGAGCGATTTGAACAACGCAACGATGTCAGCATGAGGAACTTCATCATAAATGCTCAAGAGGCTGAAATAGAGCATCTGGACTGTGCGGTGTTTAAGCTTCCTCCTGTGTCTCAAAAAATAATCATTCTTCGGTTCTACGACTGCCTTTCAAAAAGAGAAATTGAAGAACGTGAGTTTTACTCACAAACCTCAATTAAGAGAATCACACGAAAGGCCGTACGCGAGCTTGAAGATATATTTAACGGACATAAATTACGAAGCATTGAGACTGATTACAATAACCTGACGGGAGAAAGCGAGGAAGACATGATACAAAAGGAGTATGGCAAGTTCATTCCCACGTGCGAGGTTTGCGGCGAGGAACTCGTTGAAGAAGACAATTTTGATGCTGCTGTCTCTGCAATTAAAGAAGCCGGATGGAAAATTGTAAAAGAAAACGGAGGGTTTTCTGCTTACTGTCCAAATTGCCAATAATAATGGCCCCCCATGGCCCCTTTTCGAGTGATATTCTTAAACTGTGATTTACACAGATGGACCTCCATTCATCAAAGCCCCGATTGTTTAAGCACAGTCGGGGTTTTTCTATGTCAGCATTGTCTATGTTATATGTTAGTGAGACAATGATTTTGTTTGGAGGTGAAAAGGCTGTGGATCTTAAAAAACGGGTAGAAGATATCTTTGACATTGCGGCTATTCCAACGGCAACAATTCTTTCGAGCGTGTTTTTCACTGGAGTGGCCGGTTCGATAGCCCCAGGGGTGGTGAGTGGCGTGCTTGCATATAAACAGAAAAGATCTGAACAGATGTATGAAAAGTTTATGCTTGAAGTTAGGGACAAATCGGATGATTTTGAGAGCAGACTTGAAAAACTAGAAGAAAAACAGCTTGAGTGGTTTCAAGAGGTTGTGTTCCCGCTCGTAAGCGACTACGTTCTTGAAAATAAGCAGGAAGAGAAAATCAAATACCTTGTTAATGGTTTTCTAAATGCTGCATCGATGAAAATCTCTTCAGAAGACATTCTTATGCTGTACTACGATACATTGGATCGGCTTAGTATTTTGGACTTGATAATTTTAAAGAATAAGACTATATGGAAAGATGAGCTTGATGCGCCAATTATTAGCAGAGAACTTGTCCTAGATGGAAGTATAACAACAGCCCATGAGAAATTAAGATCATATGCCTTGCTTGAAACCAGAGCGGACAGGCAAATGGACTCGCTAATTAAGACGGTTGTTTCTATGTCGGAACATCTTAAAGATTCTAAAAAGACATTTAGACCAGAAAGGCTAAATACTAGCTTCTTAACAAGCTATGAGATTACAAAATTTGGAGGAAAATTTCTTCGTTTTTTCTGCGATATAACAGTAGATGAACCAGACAAGGAATAGAAAATCTCTGATTGAAAACAAGCAAGCACCCCCACCGGGTGCTTTTTTAATGCCTTTGTAGCTTAAAAGTAGAGCGACGACATACGTGGTAAGGATCCCGGTTCGAATCCGGGCAGAGGCTAATTTATAAACAGAATAGGAAGGTGAGGTGATGAGCGATCGTGAAGAAGCAAAGAAGCTATTTGATGAAGGCCTGTCACCTGCCGAGATATCTGAGCGGCTAAATATACCGGCAAATAAGATCAGATCATGGAAGTCCCGATATAAATGGGAAGATGTTGCGCAACACAAAACGCAACAGAAAGCGCAACGCAACGAAAAAGCATTTCGACCCGAAGAGAGGATCAGAAGACCCGGAGAAGTCTCCGTTGATGTCGAGACTCCTCTGACCGAAGGTCAGGAGTTGTTTTGTCAGATCTTTGTTAAGCAGCTCAATGCTACAATGGCGTACCTTAGAAGTCATCTGGGCTGTTCGTATAATACAGCCGCAACAGAGGGCAGCGGATACCTTAGAAACCCAAAGATTAGAACTCGAATCGAACAGCTTAAAGCTGAGAAGCTTAAAACTATCATGGTTGGCAAAGAAGACATTATCGAAAAGCACATGCGCATTGCCTTTGCTGATATCACAAACTATGCAACTTGGGGCTTTGACGGCTATGATAATCAATTTGCAGCTACTCCGTCTGAGATGGTGGATGGTGACCTGGTCAAGACAATTTCTAAATCAGATAAGGGATTCAGAATTGAATTGCATGATCCACAGAAGTCTTTGGAGTGGTTATCAAACTACTTCAACATGAACCCCATGGATCAGCACAAGATTGATTTTGATATGCGGAAGTTGGCACTCGAAGAAAATAAACTGGCCATTGAGAAGTCTGTGGCTTCTGCCGGCTCTGTGATCATCCCTGACGCTGTCTGGCGTGGATTGATGAATGAGGTCTATGCTGATCAGCTGACAGCACAGCAAACCACACAGGTTTTTTTCGGAGGATCTTCATCCGGTAAGTCATTTGCTATTCTTGGCCAACGCACTGTCCGGGATGTCATGTCCGGGAAGAGAAACTATCTAATTGTTCGCAAAACTGGACGGACACTTCGAAATTCTTCGTTCAATGAGGTTTGGAAGTGCATAAGTCGCATGGACTTGGAAGGTGAGTTTAACCGCAACAAGACCGACATGGTCATCACACATAAAGCATCCGGTTGCCAGATTCTTTTCTGCGGCCTGGATGATGTCGAGAAGGTCAAGTCAATCACTCCTCAGGTCGGTGTCATAACGGACATCGTAATCGAGGAAGCAACAGAGACCGAGTACAACGACTATAAGAGCCTGAAAAAGCGTCTGCGCGGCGGTGATGAGTCAATCATCAAACGCATGGTGCTACTGTTTAACCCTATCCTGCAGGATCACTGGATCTATACAGAGTTCTTTGCCGGTAAGTGGGATGACACGAAGAACTACTACGCAGATGCGAAGCTGCTGATCCTCCGGACAACCTACAAGGACAATCGCTGGCTCACTGCAGACGATATTACAAAGCTCGAAGATGAGACCGACAAGTACTACTACGACGTATACACACTTGGCAAGTGGGGCGTGCTTGGAAATCTCATTTACACGAACTGGGTGGTTAAGGATCTTGCGGATGTCGCAAAAGAAACAAATCAATTCTACAACGGTCAGGACTTCGGCTTCTATCCGGATCCTGCCGCTTATGTGCGCGTCGGGTACAACCGGGCAAAGAAAGAGGTCTGCATCTTCAAAGAACTGTGCGGGACAGAATATACAAACGATATCCTTGCTGAGTTGTTGAAGCCGATCATCAAGAAAGAAGTATTGACCTGTGACACAGAATCTAAGAGTATTCAAGAGCTGAATAATTTTGGGATTAGGGCGGTACCGGCAATCAAGGGACCCGGATCATTAGAGTTTGGGATCAAGTGGCTGCAGAGGCAGAAGATCTTTGTGGACAAGTCTTGTATTGAGACGCAATTGGAGCCAGCGTTCTTCCTCATGT